CAATTTACGATAGAAATATTTGCGTCGTCTCCACCATCTGCGGTAGGGGCAGCGAAAGAGATTGTACCCTCATCCCCAGCGTTAATCTCAAATACCGTTACACCACCAGCGGATAAAGTGTTGTTGATTTTTGCTTCGTTGGTTGAATCACCACCACCCCTGAAATTAACAGTTCCAGAATGCAAATCACCATGTCTATTTGTACTGTTAATCCCCGTACAAACCATGTCCGGCATCCAAAATCTCTCATAGGCATCTCTGTTTGCAAGTCCCGTCAAGGCAGCGCCAGGAAGAACATCAAATTGTAGCCTGCCCATGATGCCAACGTAAAAATTATCCTCATTCATCAACTGGTTAAAGTCTCGAATTTCCATTTCACCCTCGACAACTCGCCGGGTAATACCAACAAAGGTGATCCAATCATCATCTTCGCTACTGTCTACCATTTCATCGGCATTTTCACGCATTGTTGCACTGAGAACTTCATTTAGGCTCAGCTGTGGGGATGACCCAAAAACCGGTAAAGAAATGTCTCTTTTAAACTCTGGGTCCTGGACCGTAATCGAAATAGATATTGATCTTTTTGTAACGTCAACCCGGCGAATGGAAGTGTTATCATCGGCTGAATAATCGAAATTTTCACCTTCAACGGGGGTATTTACTTCTTGTACCCCAGTCCAATCCTCGCCAAATACTATTACATCTTTTATATCTCTGAATCTGGCCATCTTTAGAATCCTGTCTCCGCGTACACGGCTAAAGCGGTTATAATTGCTACTTCAACGCCAACCGTGGCGCTTTCAAAATTTTGTACAAGTCTATCAAATTCAAATCCCATTTCCCCATACCCAAGTGAAAACACCTGATTGACGCCTTCTTTTGTCGGTACTGTCGGATTATCTCTAATTATATGCCGGACAGCTTCAGCCATTTGTATAGCCTCTTTTTGCTGTGTCTTTCGTGTAACCCCCCGGCCATAAAGAATTATTTTAAATTCCACGGAATTATCTGACCCGGCTTTTTGTGGGGCATCTTCAAACTTTGCAGTTGAAATTTCAATAGCTACGGCAGGAAGAGAAGGTAAAACATCAGGTTGACCAAATAACTTTTCCTTCATTGGTGGCATGCCTACATCGCGGTAACTTACTTTTCCCGGTTTTGCATCTTTATTATATTCCCGAAAAATCAAGTCTCGAATTGCCTCACCAATATTAATTAAAGAATGTGTAGTTTTGCTTGTCAGCGCCGATGGGTGTACCATTTATTTCTCCAATCCCCGTCGAATTTGTACAAACATACCAATAAATCTAACCTTAATTTCCTTCCAACCTTTTGTGGATATAAAAGGGGGATCACCGTCTTTATAAATTTTTCTTTGTGGCCGGTTTTTACCACCTTCTTGATGTAGTGCCAACAAATTTAACCCTGATTTTGTCTTTAAAGTTGAATACATGACAATACCTTTGCGATTTACAACCCTTTTTGCGTGGGCACTTGTTTTAGAGGCCACAGAGGCCCTTAACCAACCTCGACGGACTAATATAGGCCCTGAAGGTTTGTATCCCTTCCTGACCCTGTCTGCCTTTGTAGACTCAGATAGTCTTTTCCATTTAGAACCAAACGCAGCACCTTCACTTTTAAACTGCTTATCATAGTATTTAAGTGCTATGTCTCCGGCGTCATTTAATGCTTTTTTCCATAAACTTGGAAACTTTTTAAAAGCCCTTTCCAGGTTTTTTGAGACCCTTTTTGTCATCTTGAAGCCACCTTGGCCCATCCAAAAAAAAGACATTACCCAAGCCTTTCCGTGAAATCAATTCGGACATGCCCAGGGACAATTTCTTTTTCATCGGCATCTGTGACCTGTATTTGTGCTAAAACCCGGCCTATGGCATCTGTATCGTCGGTGTCGAGTTCAAATTCTACTTCCCCGGCTTCTGCATCGGTAATCGTCCCGGTAACAGAGAAAATTGTTGTTGTGGTATACCATGTTTCACCACGGGCACCATCGGGAAAACTTGGTTTTATTGGCATTTTTTCACATACCAATTTAATTGTCGCCCCCGTCAGATCTAATTTTGGCCCAGAATAAGTGTTTTTATTATCTGCATATTCCCACCCAAAATTATCCCTCCCCAAAATAAAAGAAAGGGTATAGTTACATCGTTGTACTAAGGGTGGAAATTGTTTAGCCTGTTTCCATAAATCCCATTTTTGTTGCCAGAATAAAGTAGAATCAAGTGTCATGCTAAAATCTCCATACTTGAGGGTTCTTTTTCTTCCTTATTTTTGTCCCCAGGATAATCCGTATCCCAGGAACCGTCTGGGAGTTTTAAACCTAATTCCCCATTTTTAATCTGTGTCAACAATTTATCCGCTTCAGCTTGTAAAGATTTTGAATAATCCCCTTCTTTAGGCGTTTGGCCGGTCAAGATAAACTTGTACGCCTTGGCACTTCCTAAAAGGTCAGCGATATGTTCAATAATTACAGGGATGTCTGCGGTTTCCCAGGATTTACCAAGTTTCCCTTCAATATAATTATCCGCATAATCCTGGCATTCAGTAATCTCTTCAGACCGTAAATTTTTATTTTTCCCGCCTGTTAAGATTATTTTTAAATACCGAGATTTTTCATTAAGAGATTTATAAGACATGCCTATCCTACTTTCTCAATAATGTCAAGTCGAAATTGTATCCTGTCCGTACAATCCCCGGAGGCATCACCCCCGGAATAAAGTCTTAATTCACCAAGGCATTCAGCCGCACTTGCTGTGTGTATCACCGTTAAGTCTGCTTTAATTTTTCCACTTGCCTCATTGACATCAGTACAAGCCACATCAAATAAGGTTGAGGTATCTTCTACAGATCTCACAGCAAATTGATATGCATAGTTAGAGAGATCCATAGCGACACGGGCTGAATCGATAACAGTGAAATTTATCTGTGTCTTTGTAGTTTCAAATATTGGGGTTGAAATTTCGTAGGGCTCAGATTGTCCTAACCAGGCTTCAAATTCAATCGCGCTCATCTTGCAAAATCCTCCCTTGGTTTTGGAAGTCTTCTTTGCAAAACCCTTTTCCGATTTTTTGTAATCGCAAGTCTTCTATCCTACCGGCCAATAGCGGCGAATGATTTACCCACCTGACTCCGAGTTCATTCAGATGGCTGAGACCATATCTGATTGAACTTAGCATCCTGGGAAATAATTCTTCCTGATAAACAGAAGACCCGTAATGGTGCGTCAATTTTTTCATTTTCCCTGATTGGTCTTTCTTTTCTAAAACAGCCAAATCGAGTCCGGCAAAATGAATTTCAAGCCCATGACCGATAAATTCATGTCCACATTGTAGGGCTAACTGTAAAGCAACATAGCACGAAGTTTTACCGTGGTACACCTCCAAAGGAATATCTGAAAATCCAGTCTCGCCAATTACCTCGAAAAAATGCAACTCCGGCCAGAGCCATTTTCCTGACTTACTATTTGTGATATTTGTGAACTTTCGTATAGCCTTCAGTTCTTTTATCTTTTCTGTTTCCTTTAACATCATGCCATCGTCCAAAGCGACATAATAGTCTGGAGTTAATTCCAAGGGTGCCCAGAAACAATGATTCACAGCAAAGACAACGTCATTTGGCTTAATCAGTTTCTTTGCCGCAGGCCCGGTTGGCCCATCACCAAACACCCAAATTTTAGGGGATATTTTTGGAAAAGCATCAACAAAATCTATCTCGCACACGGGTATCATTTCAAAGGTTTCTTCGGCGGCGATAACTTTCTTGTGTCTTTTTAACCTTCGGTAGTCTTTGATATCAACAAAAATTGAATCCCCAGGTCGAAAACCTCTTTGGCCTTCATTGATCCGGGGACGATTATAGTTGATTTTTTTCTGGACAATACAATGCCTAACTTTAACTTCATCAACCATTATTTGTCCTCCGCTTTAGGTTTGTAATCATGAACTTGCTCAAAAATTCCCGGCATTGACGATAACGCCCGAATGACATCCTCATCCTCGACCAATTCAACCTTTTCCTTTTTGGGGTCTCGTTTTACCCCCTCAAAGTTTTCCTGCCAAAAACGCAGATTTCTTTTTCCTGGCCCCATATTATAAAAATACCTTTTGTTTTTCTGGTACTTAGATACCCGCATCGACAATGGTCGTAATCGAAAATATCTCGGGCCTGTAGATGACAGGATTGTCCGTTCTTTTAATTCTAGTTTTCCATTGGTGAACTGAAAAACTAGCCTTTCACCATTTATTTCCTGTACATATTCCTGGTTATCTTCAATTTGATTAACAACTTGAGTCTTCTTTATTGTTTTTGTTGCCGGTTTTGTTTCTTGATCCCGAAGGATTTCTTGAGTGTCTTGTTTCAGGTCTGCTTTGATTGTTTCTTCCAGTTCTTCCTTGGTCTTTTTAACGAAATCCCCTGATTTCTCAGGGGTTTCTTTTTTTCGATCCTTCTTTTTTATATATCTAGACATGGTTTATTCCTCTGCACAAGTCTGCGAACACTGGGTTTTACCCCGAATTTAATACTACAAACAATTTACGTGATGGCGACGTTATTGGCAACCGCAGCACCCTCGACCTGCTCAAACTGCGCATCCAAACGAACAGTACATACGATTATCAAACTTCCCGAACGAATATCTCTGTCAACCTCCATTAGTATATTACGCCAAATGCCAGCGATGGCGTTTTTAGGGTGAGTATGCAAGATTTGGCCCAGGTTAGAAGAAGTTCCCGATTCCTCGGGCATATTTCCGCAGACGTAGGTTTTTATGGCATAGGCTGGCAGTCCATAACCCCTCATGCCCCATATTGCTGCATCCCCGGCTGCCGTCTCTCTGTCGCCTTGTTCGTCCGTCCATTCCACGTCAGCGTTGGGGCTCTGGACAAAAAGCAACTGAGTCTTGTTCCTTCGGTACTGCTTGGGCAATAACAAATGCAAAGACTTGTACATGCCTTTGGACAAACTTGCTCCACCGTGGTTATAGGTGTTCTGATCCCGAGCGAGTTTCAGCCAGCCGTCCAATTGCTGAAGGTCATTATGCAACCCGGCATTGTCAGTATCAGAGAGCATAAGGATTTCTTCGATATCGATTGCCAACCGTTCGGCAATCAGTTGAAAGACAGTGTCCTCAAACTGGTTTCCACGCACTTTAGGCCCACCCTCGATACTATCTTGGAGGGCTTCGTAGCTGATTGGCACTTCACACTTGAAAAGTTTAGCCGAAAATTCCAGTTTTGAGGTTTCCGGGTTGGCTTGAAGAGTTGTTGCAAGTGCTGTGTTTTCGGTGGCTGCATGTAATATGCGGTCTCCAAAAGTTATCCTATCAATTCGGTCAGTCGGGCCCTTCATGGGGATCATACGGCAAATCCGTAAGAAAGTAGGCGGGAACATAATCATTTGGATTAAGCGTCTCGCCTGTTGCGGCGCTAACAACCCACCACCCGTGGTTAAATCGGAAGTGGTGAAAGCAGCCTTCTGTAAATCCACCGAGGATCGAGAAAGGTTTTTTTCAATTACTTGCCGTGCTTGTTCCAACAAATTAACACTCATTTATCTTCCCCTTCCTTCAGGGTAATATTTGCCTTCTACGCCCATTGATTTCATGAGTTTGTCGGCCTCATGACATCCCATTTCAAGAGAATCCCCAGGCTGCCAGGCATCGGGGTTAAAAGGGTCATTATCTACATTCGGAGACGGTAAAGCCGGTGCATTGGGGATGCTTTTTCTTGCCCCTCTTGCAGTTTCCAAAGCTTCCAATCTTTTCCCAATCGCATCGTAACCAGCGACCGCTTTTTGTAATACTTCAGCCATTTTCGCTTGTTCTGCCTGCAACCCCTCTGTGGTTTCCTGGGGCTGTTGCGGCTGTTGCTGCTGCGGTTGTTGCGGCTGATTCTGGATACTTTTATTCATTCCAGCGGGTTGCCCAGGGTAGATCATAGTCGGCCAAGTACCAAAGTTTCCGCGCATTGCCGAAGTGATCTGAATTGTAGTATAACCCAGACCCTCATTCGAGAAATTCATCTTCATCGCCTTGGCAAGGGATTCAACGGCGGTATAACAGGCTTCTAAGTCAACTCCTGCTTTTTCCAACTCTTCTAACTGAGAAGCAGGGACATTAAACTTTTGCAAAAGTTCAAGTTTCATTTCGTCCTCCTTTTTGGGATTTTTATTTGATTTATTTATAATTTTATCCCCATCTTTTACGTCTACTGTGGGGATTTCTCCCTTAAAAAATTGGTACATCTTCTTTATAAACCCCACCTCCTCCGGGTCAACTGTTTTTGTTACCGGGGCATCAAGTTTAATATTGGCTTTTTTTCGAGTTCCTTTACCTCCGATACTATAACCGACAATTTCACCCGATTTTACATCTTTCCATACTTTTTGATCAACAACATGAGTTTCTAGAAACCAACCTCCTTTTATACCATGGACACCATTTTTATCAATAAACGACTCTACAGGATGACCAATTCCTTGAAAAGACTGATGTTCATGCCCTGTTGCACTTCCTTTTTGACGCCGATAGGCCAAATTTTTCAAGAATTGATGGGCAGCTTTTTCAATTGTTTTCACTGTTGCTATGTCCCCTTGATAATCGGGTAAATTTGGGACAAGTACATAACCACCTACATGTTGTTTTTCATCATCAATCTTTATTAATGGGACCGTTTCTTGATATTCACTTTTCTCCCCACTATTATCATTCCCGAGACTTTTCATTATCAAGAATTCAGACATTTTTCCTAATGCCGGTGCTCGTGTCAATGTTACTTCTGTTATATCAATATCTTCAATAGTATGGATATCTTCAACATTAAGCCTAAAGCGGTCAGGTACTTTTTTTTCTATTGATTTCTGAAATTCTTTAAGGAATATTCCAACAGTTGCTCTTAACCCGTCTTTCATTTTAATGTCCCTAAGAGACCCCTTGATAAATTTTGTCTCCGGATGGACTTTTAAAGAAAAAGAATTACCCTCGGATTTTAGATTGGCCAAATCCATACCTTTAGCCAATAACCAGTCCTGGACAGACTTTTCTGAAAATTCAGTTTCTTGAAACGAAAGAGCTTGTATTGTTAAATTCCCTTTTGCTAAGAATTCCACGGTTACTTCAGTAGTCATTTTTTTGTAATTTCT